CATAGTAGATATGATATAGATAGAAAGATACTTGAGGTTCATGGCTTATTAAATCTGTCAGAAGATTATGCTGTGGATTTTGGTGAAGTTTCTTACCCTATGTCGCCCCAGGAAGAAAGGGCATGGCTTGATTGGAAGATGGCTAATGGAATTATGAGCAAGAAAGACCTACTGCTTTATTTTAACCCAGACATGACGGATGAAGAACTAGAAACAAAACTTGGAGAGGTAAGGGAAGAGGTAAGGACGGAAGCAGAAGCAACACAGCCAACCTCTACATTTCAAAGAATACTAAATGCCTAGTGTTCAGCCTGCTGTTGATTCATTCATTGGCGAGATACAAGCACTAGAAAAAAGTTTTGAAAAAGACATAGCCAAACTAACAACTAGGATGGCTAAGATGACTGATACTGAACTTATTTCATCTGTAAGCCAATTAAATTTCTTTCAAGAGTTAGTAGACAAAGGCTATGGTGGTGCATTAAATGCCTTTGATAACGAATATGAAAAGATGTTAGCAGCAGCAATAAAAGAAGCAAAGAGAAGGGGGATTCCTCCAATGGCTGGGGCAAGTGTAGAGGGCTTAGAGGTATTAAGGGATATGAATTATAAAAGACTATTAGGTAGAGCCGAGATGTATGCCGATGAACTACAGATGCAATTATTTAGGGGGGTATATGCTGGGATGCCTCCTAATCAAATCGTATCTAATTTACTAACTGCTATGACAGACAATAAATATAAATTAGCAAGTCATCAATTAAATGTAATTGCTTATGATGGTCTAAAGTCATTTGATGATATGGCAAGATATAAAACATTTCAAGGTCAAGAGGTGAGGTGGATATATGTGGGACCGAATGATAATGTTACTAGGGATGAGTGTAGAGGGACACTAGAAGATGACAGAAATCAAACAGGGTTTAAAGAGTCAGAGATTCCAAAAGATACCCCCTTCGGCATTAGGGGCGGTTTTAATTGTAGGCATAGTTGGATGGTAAGATGAAACCTGGCGAAATTGCAAAGATAAAGAAATCAAAATGGGCAGAGCTTGGCGGTAAGTTGGTCACAAGAATTGTAGAGGATGCAGATAAAGGCATTAGTCAAGATCCAGGTGGTAATAAATTTCCGCCCTATAAAAAAAGCTATGCTGATAAAAAAAAGGCTGGCAAAGCAACACCAAAGGGCGTTAGTGCTAATAGAAAAGTTCAGCCTGCAAATCTTAGGCTAACTGGTGAGATGCTTAATTCAATCAAAGCACAAAAACCTACAACCGATAGTGTAGAAATAAATTATAGATCTGGGCTAAAAGCACAAGGCAACGCAAACCCCCCTAAAAGGTTAAAGAAAAAACGAAGAAACATAATAGGGCTAAATAATAAGAACTGGGAATTTGCTAAAGGTTTTATTGAAGAAGAAATTGATGATAGAATAATAAAGTTTTATAAAAAGAAAATAAAATTTGATATAAAAATATAAATGCAGTTAAGTCATTTTAAAAAAGATACATCCATTATTAAATTTCAACAACTAAAGAAGAGGACAGAATGTCTGAAGATACAAAATCCCAGAGTGTGGAAAACCAACCAAAGGCTTATGTTGAGCAGCCTGTGGTGGAAAAAGCAACATCAACAGAGATGGCAACTGATAGCCAGAATACTGACATAGAATTACCCGACTATGGTCAGTTAGTTCAGGAGAGCAAAAAATACAGAAAAAGGGCGCAGGAATCTGAAGCTAAGTTAGCAAAAATGGAAAAGCAACGAGAGACTGATAGGCAGAAACAAATGGAAGAACAGAACCAATGGCAGCAACTTGCTGAAGAAAGGGCTGTAAAACTTTCAGAGATGGAACCGATTGTAGAGGCTTTTAGAAAAGATGAAGCTGACCAGCGTGAAAAGATTCTTGCTGATTTTGAAGAGAGTGACAGGGAACAATTTGGCAGTTTATCACTTCCACAATTAAGAACCTTGCACTCTAAATTAATTAATAACAATGATAGTGTACCCCCAACAAGTGGAACTCCAGCCAGGGCAGTCAATCCTAATAATAAAGATTGGACAAAGATGTCACAGGAAGAAAGACGAACAAACTGGAAAGACATTGTTAAGGGATATGCTATGAATAAATAAGGAGTCTATAAATGGCTAATTATTATGGATTTACAGGAGATGTCACTCAGAAATCTGATGTTGATGTCTTTGTGCCTGAGCTATGGGCTGATGGGGTATACAGATACTTTGAGAAGCAATTAGTTCTCAAGCCTTTCTTTGATGACTATTCAAGTCTAGTGCAGGGTCGGGGCGACGTATTACACATCCCTACTGTTCAAGAAGTGGCAAGTGCTGATAAATCTGCAAACACATCAGTAGAATACACAGCAAATGTTGAAACAGACATAGACCTAGCAATTGATCAACACAAGTACGCCGCAAAATTATTCGAAGATATTGCGATGGTTCAATCAAATGAACAGCTTTTTGACAAGTATGCTCAATCTATGGCGTATGCTCTCGCTAAAGCTGTCGATACTAAAATCGAAGCATTGTTGCAGACACTTGGAACAACTCAGACATTAGCAGCAGACAATAGTATGTCTAATGCAGATGTTGAGACTGCTCTAGGAACTTTAATGGCAAATGATATTCCAGCAGATGAATGTGCTTTCTTTGTGAATCCACTTATCTATGCTGACTTGCTAAACTCTAAAGCATTTGTAACTAATAACTCAGGTGCTGGAGTTGGTTTTGGTAATGATAATGCTGTTATGCAAACTGGTCAAGTTGGAAACCTATTTGGTATCCCAGTTTTTACAAGCTCTTTGATCCCTACTACAACAAGTACAGGAATTGAATCTGCTTACCTAGTGCATAAATCCGCAATCGCAGTAGCTGTGCAACAAGATATTCGCGTGCAGTCAGATTACGACGTATCCTACCTCGGCACCAAAGTGGTTGCTGACATTATTTACGGAGCAGTAATCACTACTTCAAACCATGTTAAAGGAATTGAGTTTCTTAATCCTTAAACTGAAGTAATAATTTTGGGGGTAGTTAATTCTGCCCCCATTATTAAAAAGGAAGATTTATGATAGTATTAAAGAAAGGTAATCATTATGAACATACCACAGATGGCTCTAAAGCCTCTAAAATGGTGGCAAATGGTTACGAAGTGGTAAAAGGCAAGGGTTTACTAACCCCAGAAAAAAAACAACCAAAACCAAAGAAAAAGCTATTTAAAAAGAAAAAGTAATTTTATTAAAGGCTCGTTCATGGTTTACCATTAACCTTAGAGATTAGGAGAATCAATGGCAACTTCAAATTTACATCATTACACTACCCAAGAAGCACAGAACCGACTAGGTGGAGGTGGCTATGATTATGTCACTAACGCAACAGTCAATTCCCATACTTATGTAGCAATTCAAGCACTTTCTGTTGATTGTGTTATTACAGCAGCTACTTCTGTAGATACAGATATATGGGACACGCTTTCATCAGTTACATTACTAGCAGGGCAAACCATTTATGGAGAGTGGTCATCTGTTCAAATAGCTAGTGGTGATTTTGCAATCGTATACAGGAAATCAAGCTAATGAGTAAACTACATAAAAGATCAGTACAAGAAGCCTTAAATGCAACAGTAGGTGGTGAATGGACAGTTAATTCAGCAGGAACAGCAGGCTCAAGCGCAAGTACAGGAAACACAACTCACCTAGCTTTAGCAACTATGACATCTACCCTGGGGGTGTATAGTGCAGTAGAGATTTATTTTAATTTTTCTACAACCACTACAGATGTTACAGCAGCAAATGACCTAGTCATTCCAAAGAACACTTTAACATTCCTAACTGTTCCGAGAGGGTTGGGTAATACGGTTTATTTCAATTACAATTCTACCAGTACAACAACTGGTGCAGTTAAAACTGTGGAGATATAATGCAAAGTTCAATGTTAAAAGCTATTACTGAGGACTTCGGTAATGGGGGTACAATAGATGGTGATCTAACTATATCGGGAGATTTAACTGTAAGTGGTGGTGGTTCACTATCCTTTGATGAGATATTAGAAGGAACTCAAGTAATAGATGTAACCAGTACAGAAGCATTTCTTGTCAGAAAGAACTCTGATGGTGGTGATGTATTTGTTGTAGATACGACAAATGTCAAAGTGGGTATAGGTGGTCAAGCAGATTCATATTTGTATTTAGATGGTTTAAGTGGTAATACATATTTTCATTACAATCACAATGATGTTATAGATGTATATACTGGCGGTGACATTGCAATGCGTATTAAAGATGATGATGTTGAGTTTAATGGTGCTATTGTTCCCAAGTCAGGTATAACAGGAAATGCTACAAACTTTGACATACACCAAACATCAGACGATGCTTCTGATAATAGACGAACAAGAATTGGTGGTGGTGGAGATGTTTCACAATCAAGAGGTGCTTATATTGAATTAGCTGGTAATGAACATACTAATACTGGTCAGCTTATATTAAATGCAGGTGATGTTAGTGGTGGGGATATAATATTTAAAACAGATAATACTACTAGATTAACGATTGATGACTCTTCAGGCAATGTCGGAATTGGCGTTTCTACTCCAGATGCT